GCACAAGTTGACCCGGAAGACCCGACAAGCGCATACGAAGTCTAATGAAAGAAGAAATAAATGGCACTGATACCCAACGGGACTCCATTCCCGACAACGGACAAGAAGCCAGAGAGCTTCCCGAAAACTATCGCCCAGCCTCTACAGAAGGAGTCCCCGAAGGTCGAGCCTGCGGTAACTGCTACTTCTATAACGAACTCAAAGTCAACGACACTGGAGACAAAGCCTACTGCGAAAAGTGGGACGCCTACGTTAGAGCAGACCACTACTGTAACGCCTGGCACCACGAAGAATCAGAAAGCAAAAAAGAAGTGAAAGGCAGCACATTGTCAAAGATTGAACAGCGCATCAACACGACTCAGTTTGAGATTCGTGAAGAGGGCGATGGGATGCACTTTAGGGGCTATGCAGCCTTGTTCGACTCGCCATCAGAGCCACTACCGTTTACAGAAAGAATTCGCAAAGGGGCGTTCAAACGCTCACTGAATTCTCGTAACGACATCAAGTTCTTGTGGAACCACGACTCTGGTGAGATTCTTGGATCAACCAGAGCAAAAACTCTAATGCTTACTGAAGACGAGTACGGCCTAAGAGTTGAAGGTATGTTGCCCAACACGTCTCGCGGACGTGATGTTGCAGAGCTTCTTCGTCGCGGGGATGTAGATGCAATGTCGTTTGGATTCAGTGTGCCTCAAGGTGGCGACACTTGGTCTAATGACGGATCTGAGCGCACGCTAAAGTCAGTCAGGCTTCACGAGGTTTCGGTTGTCGCATGGCCTGCCTACACGGCCACTGCGGGCACTGTATCTGTTCGCAAGTTTGAAGAGACTGCTAAGCGTGCAGAAGTAGATGCTGAAGCGCTGGCAGACGCACTACTAAAGATTGAAGACGGTCTAAACATTACGGGAGAAGAGCAAGAGATGCTTGGTCGCGTTATAGAGACTCTGGCCCCAGAAGCGGAACCAGAAGCAATCGTACAAACTGAAGTAGAATTAGAAGCAGAGCAAGCGCCTGATGCTGACTTGGCAATGCTTGAGCTAAAGAAAAAGAAGTTACAGCTATTGGATAGGACATAACATGGCAACCAAAGATCAGATCAAAAAGGCAATCCTTGAGGTTGCTGGAAACCCAGAGTCAGGCTCAGTATTTCTTTTGGCCGACAAGTGGGCAGATGCAATTGTTGGCCTAGACGCTACTGAAAGCGAAGGCAAAGTCATAGAGACTGCCAAATTCGAGAGGCCAACAAAAGAAACCCGCATAACAAAGGCTGACGAGACTCGGTAGTTTTACTACCTTATTCAGGCGGGTTCCCCCCAGAGTGCTAACCCTTCTCTGGGGGTTTCCTTTGCCCTGTGGAAACTTCTTGTAAAATTGTTATATCGGATGTGAGTTAGCTCTGCCGTATTCGGTCAGCGTCAACGCGGCTGTCATATGTAAACAATTACTAAGGAGACTAAATGTCTGAGTTCATCAAATCTCAGCGCGAACTCCGCAATAACCTCATTACACAGGTTCGTGAAGTCATTGACTTCGCTGAAGCTGAGGGACGCGGACTTGACGGCGCTGAGCTATCAAAAATCAATGCAATTGAAGCTGACATTGCAAAGGCCGACGAGACACTGACTGTTGCTACTCGCAACGAAGAGCGTAGCGTAGAGGCCTCCGTAGCAGCTAAGGGATTCATTCCTGCCGTTGCCGAAGAGCGTTCCGCAACTGACATCTTCCGTGCACTTGCACAGGGCGAGCAGCGTGGACACACCTTTGAAAAGCGTGCTGCTCTAGTTCCAACCGCAAACACTGTTCCAAAGTCGTTCTACGACCAGGTATTCAGTGTCGCACGCTCAGTCGGACCAATGCTTGAGGTACCTGGAATAATTTCCACGACCACAGGCGAAGATTTGACAATCCCAACTTTGTCGGCCTATTCTGCAATGACCCTAAAGGGTGCCGGAGCAGCGCTAGACGACGTAGAGCCAACTTACGCAAGCATCACACTAGGTGCCTTCAAGTACGGTGGAATCATTCAGGCAGCTTCAGAGCTAGTAACCGACGCAGGCTTCGACCTAGGTTCACACCTAGCCGAGCAAGCTGGTAACGGCATGGGCTATGCAGTCAACGAAGTACTAACCGTAGGCGACGGATCATCCAAGCCAAACGGTATCGTTACCGCTTCTGGCCTTGGCGGAACAGGCGCAACCGGTGTTACCGGGGCGTTCACGGCTGACGATTTGATATCGCTTATCTACTCGGTTGATTCGGCTACGAGGCGCAAGCCTTCGATGGCTCTGATGATGAACACCACATCAATCGGCGCTGCTCGCAAGCTAAAGGACACCGCTGGAAACTACCTATACAACATCTCACAGGTAGGCCCAGGAGGCCAGGACACATTCGCTGGCTTCAACGTAGTAGAGAACCCTCACATGGCAGATGCCGCTGTTGACGCTAAGTCAGTAGTTGCGGGGTCGTTGGACAGCTACAAGGTTCGCCTTGCAGGCGGTTTGGACGTGGCCTCTTCTACCGATTTCGCATTTCAGAACGATCTAGTGACATGGCGTTTCACCATGCGTCTTGACGGAGATCTAACCTCAAACACCGAGATCAAGCACTTCGTAGGTGGCGCAAGCTAATCTAACGAAATAGGTTGAGGCCCTCATAGTTATAGGTTGCTATGGGGGCTTCTTCTTGCCATAAAGAACTAAAACATCACGAGGCGTATAAAGGTAAACTAGACACATGGCGATTACTGACGGATACACAACACTTGCAGAGGTAAAGGCGATTCTTCGCATTACCGATAACGTTGATGACTCATTGCTGGAAACTTGCGTAGAGGCAGCGTCTCGCCAAATTGAAACTCATTGTGAGCGTGTATTTATAGCCTCTTCGTCTGAAACGCGAGTGTTTACTCCAGATTCTTCTGCTTTAGTTTCAATAGACGATCTGTCTACTCTCACCCATCTAAAGACATCATCAAGTGCAGATGGAAACTTTGACACAACTTGGACCGGAACGGATTACCAGCTAGAACCTCTAAACGGCAAGACTGGTAGCTCATACAGCCCCTACACCCGCATCCGCGCAGTTGGAGACTACTTGTTCCCTACGGTCGGTCAAGAAGCAACAGTACAAATTACTGGGATATTCGGTTACGGAACCTCAATACCAACAGACGTAAAGCAGGCCTGCAACCTTTTGGCTATTAGACAGTTCAAGCGCTATGACAGCCCTCTTGGAGTAGCTGGATTCGGTGACATTGGAATTGTTAGAGTAAGCCGTGTTGACCCAGATATTGAAGCACTGCTAGGGCCTTACCGCAAAATGAGGATGGCCTAGTGGCCAATCTAACAACCATCCGAACCAGGCTGGCAACTAACTTAGGCACAATCAGTGGCCTTAGAAGTGCTGCCGAAATACCTGACAACCCCACACCACCTATAGGCATTATCAACCTAGAGAGCGTTGACTACGACGGTGCAATGGGTGGCGGGTTGACTACATACAATTTCGTTGTAACTGTAATCGTTGGGCGAGCAGCCGAGCGAGAGATGCAACGGAAGCTAGATTCTTATTGCCAACCGACTGGAAGTCAGTCAGTGAAAGTTGCGATAGAATCAGACAAGACACTTTCTGGCGAGGTGTACGACCTTCGGGTCGAGCGCTCAAGTGGGATGGGTTCTATAACCGTAAACGATCAGAACTATCTGGCGGCTGAATTCACAGTCACCGTCATAGCATAAGGAGAAATGAAATGGCAAAATTCGTAGTAACAGGCACAACAGTGACCGTAGGCGGGACAGACGTAACCACCGCTTGCGCACGAGCCGAGCTAGTAATAAACGCGGCTGAAGTCGAGACAACCGACTTTGGATCTGCGGGCTTTGTAGAGGTCATCGGAGGCTTGAAGTCAGGCACCGTGTCTCTAGACTTCCACCAGGACTTTGGTACTGGCGCTGTATCTGCGCTATTCCAGGACCTAGTTGGAACCGTAACCGCAATCACACTGGTTGCAGGCAATGGCACCGGAGCAACGGCAGAAACGCCGCTATATAGCTTCAACGCCCTTGTAACAAGTATTACCCCTGTAAGTGGCGCAGTCGGCGACCTCGGTACGTTCAGCGTATCGTTCCCAACCAGCGGTGCAATCACTTACGCAACCTCATAATAACTAAAGGAAACTAAAATGCGATTCAACCTATTGATCAAATTCGCGGACGAGACTGAAAAGACAATCACAGCCAGCACGGCTGACCTGGTTGCCTTTGAGGACAAGTTCAATATTTCAGTCGGAAAGCTTGCCTCAGAGCAGCGCTTAGGGCACTTGTTGTACCTAGCGTGGCACTCAGAGCAGCGAACCAAGTCTACAAAGCTAAACTATGACCAGTGGCTAGACACCGTAGAAGGTGTAGGCGAAAGCGAGTCAGACCCAAAATAAAGGGTCTTGGCGACGATTCTTCTCACTGGTACATAGCCGGAATGGCAGTGGAAACAGGGATCTCGCCAAGAGAGCTTTTGCAGCTAGATGACCGGATGCTGTGGACGATGTACCGCTGGATGGTTGCAAAGAACACTCCCAAGAACTAAGGATGCCCCCTCTTCGGAGGGGGTTTTCTTATTACGATAGAATTGACACATAGATAAGGCGGATTTTATGGTGGCGTTTGGAGCTTTGAAGTCTGCTTTTGCAGCGGGCGCTGCTCGCGGTGCCGGTTCGCTAGGCGGTAAGTTCCTAGGCGGTCAGATGGCCGTACCTGATTTCAACAGCCTTTACGCAAAGGCAATAAATGAAACCAAGGTTGGACTCAATCTAAGGGATCTACAGGCCCTAGAAAAAGCTTTGAGAGAAATGGAACCAAGGCTGCTTAGAAAGTTCAAGACTGATGCTAAGAAACTTGGCGAGCCCGCTAGAAAAGACGTTCTAAAAGCGTTCAAAGGGATGCCCGTAAGTGGACCAAGGGGCAACCCAAATCGAAAAGGTAGAGTCTACGACAAGATGTCTACAAACATAGGCAACTTGTCTTTTAATAACATAAAAACAAGAAGCGCGATTGACGTAAATTACAAATCAAGAACTCCGTCTGGTTTTAAGAAGAGTGCAAAGGCAGGACAAAAAACTCTATCTGTTATTCGAGTTCGCGTTCGTGCCGCACCTTACATCGTTGCAGACATGGCCGGTGCAAGCATGAAAGCACGCAAG